TTGATCCAGCTTTAATTTCTTCGTAATATTTAGACTTTAGTCCGTCTAGGTGATTTTTAGCTCTTGCTAATTCTTCCTTGTATGCAATTTTCTTTTTCCTTATATCCCTTTCTTCATCAACATCTTCTTCATAAGAAAAATTATCTTGCATTAAAAAATCAATTTCTTCTTTATCTAAATGAGGTTTAGTATTTTCGTAGTATTCTCTAAGCAATTGGTTTTCGCTTAATTTAGAATAGTCTGTATTTAATTTAACATAATCCTCTAGGTTGCCGCCCGTTTCATTCATAAAGTCTACAACTTTTTGAATATTTTCAGGAAGTGGTTCACCTGATTCAGCTTGCTCTTGAACAGCTTCTGTAATTTCTTCTTGTAAATCTTCAGCTTGCTCTTGAACTTCCTCTTCGGTTATTTCTTCAAGTATTGACTCTTCATTTTGCTCGGGCTCCCGTACTTCTTCAACCACTTCTTCGCTGTTGCTTTTGTCTTGGGGTTGTTCGACAGTAGCATTGCTGTCATCTGTGCTTTGCTCTTGAACGGCATCTTCTTGTTCTTCTTGTTTATTTTCTCTTAAATCAATTTTAATAACGTCATCTTCTGTTGGTTTGTCAACAAGCTGCTTTGGACGTCTTGGCTTTTTTACTTCAGCTGTAGGTTCTACAACTTCGTTTTCTTTGTTTTCCATGATAAAATATTATAAAATTACTATTATTATTATTACTTGGGCTCAAAAGAACCTAAGTCAAATCCTCCTCCAATTATGTCATTTCCGCTAGATTCAAAGTTTTTAGGAGGAGTATTGTTTTTTCTTTGATCTATTAATTCACTTTGCTGAGTACCTTGAATCTTGACTCTTTTGTCTTTTCTATCTTCTTTAGAATTTTCTACAGCATCTTTTTGAAGCGTGTCCATTTCTCTTAATTTAACATTATATTGAAATTCTAAGTTCATTAATTGCATTTTAGACTGCACTTCTAATTGCATTTTTCTTTCATCCAGTTGCGCTTCGATTTGTTTTAGCTCTATCTCCTGCTGTCTTAAAGCTTGATTTTTTTGCACCTCAGCCTGAGAGGCCACCTGCTGAGATTGCGCATTTGCTTGCGCTTGAGCCTGAATATTTTGCTGTTGCATTAACTGGTCTCTTTCTTGCTTTTTCTTTCTTCTTAGTTTTAATACCTGATTTGCAAGTTTAATATTTTTTATTTCTCTAATATCAATCGCATCAGAAAGCTCTATTAGACCCGCTGACAACGCTGTCTGTATATTATTTTCTAGCTGCTGTTTTTCTTCTTCATCAGGAGCTAAATCTATAAATATGCCAAAATCATATAAATGCAATTCACCCATTTCTTCTAAGGTTGCAACATTATGGCCACCAATTTTTTGTATAAAAGCCTCTTTAGTTGGGGAATATTCTAGTATATCAGATATTCTTAACGATAAGCATTCGGCTAAAGTAGCAGTTAAATATAGCCCGCCATTCAATATATGTCTTGTGGCTGTATTACTATTTGCTGCTGCAATTTTTTGTATGCCGACCAGGGCTCTTGAATCTGGGGTGCTCCCGTCTCTCGCTTCATTTAATCCAGTTGTGTCGCGGATCATTTGCAAATAATAGTTGTATGTGCCTATTAATGCTTGCATTTTATTACCGCCACTACCACTGGTTATTTCTTGTATCGGTACTTTTCCTGGATTCATATCTCCCTCCTGGGTAAAAGACCTGCCAATTACAGAACCTGTTTGGAAAAACATATTTAACGCCTCTTGGGGGTTATAATTAGTTCCATTGCCTAAATCAACTTCAGCCAAACCGTCCGCATCAAGGTAAACGCCGTCTGGTACCATTCTTGACATTACCTGTTGCAGCTTTAAGTGGGTTAATTGAATCATATCAGCAAACCCAGTTATGCTGCTAACCAAAGATTCAATTCTGCCTTTATACATACGCGGCGCAACTATACTATAATTCATAAGAACTTTTGTATAGTCACTTTTTGGGCGCATCATATTTTTTGCCATTTCCCATTTTAACAAATAGTCCGTGCCTAAAACCAAAACACCCTCGTACAAGACTTCTAATGATCTTGATAATTTGCCAAATTGCTCCTCTAGCATTTCTACAGGAGGATCAAATTGGTCATCTCTTAACACTATTTTGCTAGCACCAGTTGCAGTTTCTTTAACCTTATAAACTTCATTCATATAAGTTTTAAAGTTAAAATATAAAATTTGCACAGTATTTACGTCTGGAGTTCGGCCGCTATTTATAGGTCTGTCATAAAACCCTGTAGTTTTATAGGACGTTTTTGATATTTTTTCTAAATCGTCATTGGTTAAAGATGGAAATTGTTTTTTAAGTTCATTTATTGGAACATCTTTAACTTCGCCTGCATAATATATATCATCAAAGTATGGGGACTCAGTATAGGAGTATACTAAGTTTGCAGGATCTACATAATCAACAACAACTCCTTCTGATAGATTAAACGTGTTTTTGACCGCTCCAATGCCTATAGTCGCTAAATCATAATATAGCCTACGCTGTATTAGATCGTAATTGTTTCCATCCAGCAAGGTATTTATAGCTTGCTCCTCTGCCATTTCTACAGCCTGCTTATACGTTAGCTGCATATGTATTTCTAATTCTTCTTTTGTTTCTGGTAGCTCTTGCACATCTGTTCTAAATATAGATATACCAAAATTATCTTGTACAAACCCGGAAAGCTCTTTAACATGCATATCTCTAAGCACGTCTTCCATATATCTAGTTCTTTTACTCACCCCGTACGGGTCTTGCGAGTATGCTTTTATATCAAAATTTCTTTCGGCCATTCCGTTTACCACAATATCCACAAATTTTGGAATAATAGGCACCGGTTTCCAATCTAGGTTTAAATAAGATAAATCACCGTTTATAGAAAGTTCATCTTTATATTTTTGTATAGGTTGCTCCCCTCTTGCGTATAATCTTAATTTATGAAAAGAATTTTGGTTACTAACAAATCTATTTAAATTAGTACCAGAACCTCTTTTAAACCATTCTTCTTGGATTGCTTTGCCTACCTTTAACCCGTATTCTTGAGAAATTTTTTCGGCGTCACTAGCAACCTGGCTAGGAAAAAAATCTTTTACAACTGACTCAGCCATATTTATTTTATTATTTTTGATAAACTACCGCTATTAGTGTATTTAGCGACATTTAAGTTTAATTTTTGTTTAACTTTTTTGGCAACAGGCCTATACAAATTTCTATTACAAGCCATTATAGCTAGGCCGCTGCTTATAGCGGCGTCAAATTTTGTTCTTTTATTTATATCAAACTTCGCCCAATCGTTTAATGTTTGATTAAAATATAAATCTCCGTAATCGCCATCAGACTTTATGCCAACGTACTTATCTATATAAGATTCAATCGCGGCAGCGTGAGCCTGCTTAATGTCTTCACTCGAGTTTGGTATGCCGCCTATTTCTTTTTCTGTTACAGATAACTTATTCCAGAGCTTGTCTGGTCTATTCATAGAATAACCCCTGTAGCCTCTTCTTTTTAAATAGTATAAAAGTCTAGGTTTATTATTTTCTGCTAATATTGGCATTCCATAAAAAACTATAGCCATTAAAACGTCTTCAAAAAACATTTCTGCTGTTTGTGGCCTTGCAACATATTCTAAAAAAAACGAGTGTGGAGGGGCATCCTCCATACTAAACTTCGTAACCCCATGCAGCGCCCCCTTGGAGCCCTTGCCGTCTGTTGTTCCTGATATATCATAACTATCACACCCAAACGCACCTATATGCTCATTTCCAGGATATTTAACACCGTTTTTAATAATTTGGCTATTTTGCAAATTAAAACTTGGAACCCAAGATATTTTAAACCTTCCATTGGGGTTTGGCGTAAATTTAACTTTAGTGTCTTTTATACCGTTTTCCCACATGAAACTTCCGGTGCTTACAACACTAGTGTTTCTTAAATCTTCGTTATAATCTATTTGCTCGTATATTTTTACTAAATTAAATATACTATTTTTTGTTTCATCTCGGAAAGCATGCTCTTCTGTTCTTGGGAATTGTCTGTAAAATTCATTTAAAGCGTCTTGATCGCCTCTTAATCCATCTACTTCATTATTCCAATGGTTGATGACCCCAACTTCAATAGGGTCGCCGTATGGGCCCTCGCAGCCTTCTGGTGGGTCTTCGAATACAGGCATTCCATAATTGTCAATGAATCCTTCGTAATTCCATTCCATAGGTATGAACAAAGAATATAATCCTGACTTAGTTTGTCCATTCCTGTTTCTTCTTGAAACATCTGAATCATTATAAAGTTTTTTAAAATTTTCGCCGGCCTTATGTAAAGCATTTGATGTTGATACCATAATACACTTACCTATAATTATAGCTCCTAATCTTAATGTTGTGTTTGTTTCT